GGTTAAGCGACCTGATGCAAGTTTTTGGATTTGGTTTTCTCAACACAGTTCCGCAGACCAGTTTACAAATCAGGCAAAACAGTTGACTAAAATGGAAACACAACCAAACGTTTCGCTAAATGAATCAGCTCGAGCTATGGGACGAAAAGGTGGGCGCTCGAAAAGCGATGCAAAACTTTCGGCGTGCGCCAAAAACGCCAGACTCTCGCGTGGGGCGGTTGCACAGGTGGCAAAACGTTTACACGGGCGAAACCTGCGAGCAGACGATCTTAGAATTATCGCAATCAAAAGGAGTCTCTCGAATGGCGCTCAAGGATTTGAGCCTTAGAGGATCGTTGGTTTTTAATAAGTATCTAAACGGGCCGAAGGTTCGTCCAATAATTCACAATAAAACTAAGGGATGGGTTCACGACAGGAAGCTGCACAAGGTAATTCAAGGCGACGTGATTGATTGGCTGACTGGCGGTGCCGTGAGAAACGGAAGCAAATCCATTCAATCAAAAGCAAAGGCGAGCAAAGCGTGGGACAACATCATCGTCATGATGGCTCGTTATCATCACGGAAGCGGAGTCAAAACAATCGCCAAGGAATTTGGAACGTCTGGCGGTCAGGTTTTGAACGCTCTCAAAGAAGCAGGAATCGACACGACCAAGCGAAGGAATTACTTCAAGCCAAGCGATTCGCTGACTCCCAGCGAAACGAGAAAAGCGAGATACTATAAAGCAATGGCGATTCCATCTGCTAGGCTCAGAAAGCGGGTCATGAGTCGGATATGGATTTCTATGAAAGGGAGGAGCGTTAAGGACAGCGGTTCATTTTCCGCCACAGGATGCTCCATCAAATTTCTGAAAAGTTACATCGAAGGCAAATTCGAGAGAGGAATGACGTGGGAAAATTACGGCGAATGGCACGTCGATCACATCCGCCCATGCGCATCATTCGATTTGAGCGACAAAGAGCAGGTGCTTCAGTGTTTCAACTGGCGCAATCTTCAGCCGATGTGGGCATCTGAAAACATAAGCAAAGGCGCAAACTATGCCCAAACCTGAACCCGAACTAACCGCCATCGCCGAGGCGCTCCAAATCGACGTCCGCACGCTGCGGAACTGGCGGAAGCGCGACGGCTTTCCGCACGGCGAAGACGCGGCAGCGGTCAAGGTCTGGGCGGACCGCCACGGGCTCGGCAGGCTCAAAGACTCAACCCTTGCCGACCTCAAAGCCGAACTCATGCGCGAGCAAATCCGCCTCGCCCGCTCAAAGAACGAGCGCGAAGCCGGTGACGTCATCGACCGCGAAGTCGTCGAGGCCATGCTGGTCACGCTCGGGCAGAAGCTCAACCTGCTCCTGCGCCTCAAGCTCGAGGTCGAGCTAGGGCCGCGCGGCGTCGGGATGAACGCGGCGGAATTGAACGTGGAGGGCGGCGTCATCCTGCAAGAGATTCGAGAGGTCGTGAATGCGAACATCGCGACGTTCGAGGGCGAGGCGTTGGATCGGTCGAGGGAATCAACGCTAGGACTTTGACGCAATGGCTATCGCACGCGACATTAACGATAGCGCAATTGATCACATTTTCATCGACGATGTCTGCAACCTTTGCGGAATCGCACTAGACTTCCCTGTTGTTTTCTGGGTGTGTCCATCGTCCAACGGCTTGAAGACGTTAATGCTTCATCCGTCATGCGTTCGCCCGTTTTGCATACGTATCGAGCGAGATGCGCGGGAACTGCTTGATGGTCGAGATAACGCGGACGCATGGCTGGAAAACGAGAAGAAGATTTGATGTGACCGCCTCCGACGCACTCCTAACCACGCTGCGCCTTCCGCAGCCAGACCGCTCGCCGATCTACGAGTGGGCGCGCAAACACATCATCCTGCCCGAATCCTACGCGACCAGCGGCCCCTTCAACGTCAAGATCTCGCCGTGGCTCATTCCGATCTTCGACGCTTTGCAGAACCCGCTCGTGCGCCGCGTGCACTTCCGCAAAGCCGTGCAAATCGGCGGGACGCTCGTCGCGGACATCTGGGTGCCGTGGCTCATCTGCAACGACGCGGGGCCGATCTCGTGGACTATGCAGACAGACGAGATGATCGACCGGCACGCGAAGTCGCGGCTCAACCCGATCTTTGAGTCGTGCAAGCCAGTCGCGGCGATGCTCCCGCGCGTCGGGCCGCACCGGACGACGACCGAGATTTATTTCGGCGGCTTCTTCTTTCTGCTGAATCCTGCGAACCTTTCATCGCAGCAATCGCAGTCCATCCGCTACAAGATCAACGACGAAATCTGGCTCCCGAAATGGCAGGAGGTTTACGGCCACGCCGTCGCCCGCGTCTCGCGTTTCGAGGAAGTCGGGCGCTCGAAAATCTACAACACGAGCCAAGCGCCGATGATGGACCTCGAAACCGGCAACGTCGAGGACACCTCCTACCGGCAGGGCAATCAACAGGAGTGGAGCACTGAGTGCCCGTCGTGCCGCAAGGTGCATCCGATCGCCTTTGCGCTCGACAAGAACGAGGACACCGGACTGCGGGGCGGAGTGGTCTGGGATGCCGCTGCAAAGCGAGATGACGAGACGTGGGACGTTCCGCGCGCGGTCGCATCGTGCCGCTTCCGGTGCCCTCACTGCGGCCACGAGTCGCCCGACACCGACACGACGCGCAACGGATGGAAGCGTGCCGGTCGCTTCGTGCCGTTGAACCCGACCGCGCCGGCGGAGATCCGGAGCTTCCGAGTCGAGGCCGTTGTCAGCCGGCCGATGCGGCTGCTCGTCGAAGAATTCTGTGAGGCCGACAATCACCACGTCCGGCAGGGCGACGACAAGATGAAGATCGAGTTTCGCACGAAGCGCGAAGCCCGCCCGTGGATTGTCGAGAAGAAGGTCGTGAACCTCTTCGTGACAAAATCCGACTACACCGTCGCACAGTTTTCCAACGGCGAGGGCATCGAGGGCGAGGTCATCCGGTTTATGGCAATCGACCGCCAGCAGGACCACTGGTGGGTGGAAATCGGCGCGTTCTCCTCGGCGACGGGGCCGACCTACAAGCAACTTTATTTCGGGCGCATCGAGACGCGGGACCAGCTCCGCCAGATGCAGCACCGCTACAAGGTGCAGGACGCGTGCGTCGCGCAAGATCGTGGCTATCGACCGGCTGACGTGGACCGCGACTGCGCGGACTTCGGTTGGAGGGGGATGCGCGGGCACGCGCGGAAGACGTGGACGATGAAGGACGACGCCAGCGACAAGCTCATCAACTTCCCGTTCTCCGAGCCGCGCACAAGCGACTACCGAGGCGGGGATGTCTATTATTACGATTGGTCAGGCGATTACTTTAAAGACCTCTTGGCGAACGCGCTCGAGGCCAAGGGTGATCTCAAATGGCTACTGCCGGCCGATGTGAACCCGCTCTATCTGGAACACCTGCGCGGCGAGTCGAAGGTTGAAATCCGCACCGGCGTCTGGGAGTGGCGCGAGGTGAAGAGCAACGCGCCGAATCACGGGCTCGACACCTCGGCGATGCTGCTTTGCATGGCCACGATTGCGAACGTCGTCCGCTACACGCCGGTGAAAGACTGAGCCAGTTTGACGTTTCGGGCACAAGTATGCTCGACAACCCATTTCTCGGACTGGATAGCGCCACCCTGACGGCGCTCAAGACCAAGACAATTGACGCCATTCAGGCCGTGCTCCTTAACCAGAGTTACAGCTTGAACGGCAAGAGCGTGAGCCGCGCGGACCTCAACGCGCTCAACAATATGCTCGGGAACTTGCAAGACGCATTGACGGACGCGGCGGGCACGTCCACCGATACGACCTTCGTGAGCTTCACCGGCAACTGAACAACATGGAAAACGACATTTTCGACGCGTCAAAACTGATCACGCAAAAGCCGTGGCTCGACCGCGCGCTCGAAAACATCGCGCCGACATGGGCGCTCAAACGGCTGGAGGCTCGCGTAGCAAAGTCGCTTTTCGAATACAACGCCGCGCGGACGAATCGCTTGTATGCTCCGAAGCAATACGCGCAGCCAGCGGAGTCATCGCAGAACCAGCGCGATCGCGTGGTAATGATGTTTGAAGCACAGGACTTGACTCAGAATTTCCCAGAGGCTCGCGAAATTTCGCGCAAGTTCGGGACGTATCTCACGCCCAACGAGTATTCTCCGACGACCGGCGATCGCGACTACAACCAGACAATCAGCGAGTATTTCCACGCATGGTGCAAGACGTGCGACGTGACGAACCGGCACAGCTTCAAGAAGCTCGTGCAGCTCGCCGCCGAGGAGCGTCCGGTCGATGGTGATTGCGGCTTCGTTATCCGTCGCAGCGGCGAAGGGCTCAAGATTCAACTCGTGCCCGCGACGCGCATCGGAAATCCGAACGACACGGCGGTCGCGTCGAACAACTACTTTCAAGGCATCATCACGAATGACTTTGGCCAGCCGGTCGCTTATCGGATTTATCGCGTGAGTCGTGACGGCGTTTATTTCGGCGCGGAGGACATTCCCGCGAATCAGTTTTGTCATTACATGGACCCCTTTCGGGTGGACCAGTATCGCGGAATCACAGATTTCCACGCAGCGATTCAGACGGCGCGGATGCTCCACGACATCCTGCAAGCCGAGAAGGCGGGCGTGCGGTTCTCTTCGCAGCAGGCCGCGCTCATCTTTAACGACCGTGGCGTCGCGAATCCGCGCAACCTGTTCCAGCCGAATCCCGCGCTCTCGCTCCCGAACGGACAGCAGCAGAAGAACGAGCTGACCGAGGTGGGCATGATTCGCTACTTCCAGAACAGCGACCGCGTGGAGGTTATGCCGTCGCGTCCGTCGCAGGCGTTTACCGGTTTCGTCCAACATTTAATGAAGGAGATTGCCATAGGAGTCGGGGTCCCTGAGGCAGTCTTGTTCACGACCCAAGATTACAAAGGCCCAAGCGTTCGGGCAGAATTCGCCGCAGCCGATCGCGTCTTTACGCGCCAGCAGGGCGTGCTCACCGATAAGGTTCTCGACCCGATCAAGGACGCCGTGATTCTCGACGCCATTGCGCGCGGGGAAATCCCGCCGCCTCCGCTTCTGGCCGGCGAGACGATGGTTCACGCGTTGCGCCGCGCGACCGCGGGCGAGTGGCGTTTCCCCGCGAAGCTCTCGATCGACGTGGGCCGCGAGTCGGCGGCGAACATGAACGAGAACCGGCAAGGCGCGAAGTCGCTGCAAGAAATCGCAGCGGAGGAAGGCACGGACGCCTTCACGCGGCTTGAGCAGATCGCAATCGAAGCCGCCTACGTGAAGCAGCTCGCCGAAAAGTATGGCGTGCCCGAGACGGCGATTCGGCTCACGACGAACTCCTTGCCGAGCACGCCAGCGGCCGCAGCCGCAGCAGGCGACGCGGTGGGCGTCAGCGCGGCAGAGGCGCAGGCGGCGAGCGTCACGGCTTCCGCGACGGGCGGCGAATCGACGGACGTGGCCGCGATTGCGGGCGTCGAGTCCTTCCCTGACGTATCGCCAGAACTCGCACCGCTCAACGGCGCGCAGATTGCGGCGGTGCTTTCCATCCTCGAGAATTTACGCGCGGGCGATCTCACGTCAGAAGCAGCCGAGTCGCTGATGATCTCCGCAGGCATGGCGAAAGAATCCGCGAGCAAGGTCGCCGGTTCCGTTGCGGGACTTCCGAAACAGCCGTCGAAAGTATCAGCTTCGGCGATGCACAACCGCATCCGACTTGCTCGCGCGCACGAGGACAGCAACCTCGTCACGATCAACTTCGCGGATGGCTCTTACATCCCGACGAACGCAATGGCCGACAACGCGCGCCGCGCGCTCGCCATTCGTGAAAAGAAACCGATGTCTCAGCGCGGCATGACCAGCGTCGGCATCGCGCGGGCTCGGGATCTCATCAATAAGCGCCCGATGTCGGAGGACACCGTGCGGCGGATGAAAGCGTTCTTC